CGCTCAACATCTCCAGCGTCATCGCCGCCGAACTGACCAAGACCAAGACGCCCAAGACGACCAAGCTCACCCGCGCCTCCGAGAAGAGCGGTCCTGTCGCCGACCTCGTCTCGTTCGGCGCCGACCTCTCCGAGACACTGCGCACCGCCGCCACCGTGACGGTGCCGGACCTCGGCAGCGAAGCGAAGGCCAACGTCGAGAAGCTGGGCGCCGCCTCCATCACGGTCGCGAACATCGTCGCGGCCGAGATCAACGCCGCCTTCCCGAAGACCAACAACAAGAAGAAGGCCAAGTCCCGCAAGGACTTGCTGGCCGCCGCCGAGATGACCGGACCCATCGGCGATGTGATGGGCCTCGTCTCCTCCACGCTCGACATCCTGCAGGCAATGACCGAGGCCGACCCGCGTCTCTTCGAGCCTCCGGCCGACGCATGGGGCCGCATCGCCGGCATCATCCGCAACTGCGTACAGACGGTGGGCGGCGCTCTCGAAGGCATCAAGGTGAGCGACCAGGTCTTGACCTCCGCCGACCGCCTCCAGCAACTCGCCGACGCTCTCATGGCCGTGCTGGAGGTCATGGACAAGATCACCGAGATGGGCGGCCACTCGTGGGACGACTTGGTCTACGAAGCCGGCGGCATGGTCAACGCCGCGCAGCGTCTCCCCGGCGTCGTGGGCGGCTCCACAGCGGCCTCCTCGACGCGCCTCTCCGTCTCCGGGGCGAGCAGCCTGACCGTCACGGTGCCCATGACCATCAACGAGGTCGACGCTACCAGTCCGGCACAGGTCGAAGCGATGGGCCGCACCATCGGCCGACAGGTCGCCGCCGAGGTCATCGACGTGCTCTACGCCGGTAAGCGCGACACATGGTACCGGGGGGGACGCGGATGACCGACTACCTCGACAACCTCGCGCTCCCTCTCGACGATTCCGGCGACTACGTCCGCAAGTCGTTCAAGGTCACGGAGGCGGAAGACGGCACCCTGACCGCAGAACTCATCGTCACCGTCAAGCCGGCCACCAAGACCGGCGCCGCTCTCATCACGGCCAGGGAGAACCTGCGCGCCGCCTGCGATAGGGCAACCACCTACGTCAACTACGTCACGGGCGCGACGAGTCCCGTTGCCTACGAGATCGTCTCGTGCCAGAGCTTCGTGTGCGACGAGAAGGCAGAGTGGATGGCAAACGCCTTCTGGGATCGGGTGACGATCACCTTCAAGCTCAAGTCGTGGCCCCGCGCCGCCCGCCAGACCGTCTACGACACCACGGCGGTCGGCACTCCCGACGTGCTCGACCTCTCGACGCTGCTGGGCACCGTGCCGAGCGAGTTGGACGTGCTCGTGGACGACCAGTCCGGCAACGACATGCACAGCGTCGTCCTCTGCCTCTGCGGCCGCGAGATGACCGCCGACCAGAGCGTGTCCGCCTCCGCTCGCCCGCACTGGCTGCTGGGCTTCGGTGCGAGCGGACTGCTGCCCGCCGCCTCATGGAGCGGGTCGGTGAGCAACGGCACGCAGGCGACCAGCTGGCTGCACTCCGACTGCTACACCACCTCGGCGAGCTGGTCCACGGTCGCCATCGACACGCGGATGTACCGCGAGGGTCCGTACAAGGTGTTCGCCCGCGTGCAGCAGTCGGCCGGCATCGGCTACGTCGCCACCTCGCAGGACATCGGCGGGGCCGTTGCCGTCACCGGCGCGACGCCGCATCTGGTCGAAGTGGGGGACGTGCAGCTGCCCACGGCCGACGCCCTGCCCGGCACCGCCGCGAACCTCACCCTGTACATCCACAGCGACGGCACCAACACCCTGCGCATCTCCGGCCTGCTCATCCTGCCGCTGGACCGGCTGGTGGTCTGGCACCACAGCGACCCGACCAGCGAGATCGACGAGCTGCGCGTGGGGCCGAGCGGCGTCTTCATGGACGGCGTCTGTGACAAGACGTACCTCGTGCCCGACCATCCGCTCGTCCCGGAGGTGCTGGCCGTCCACTGCCCGAACCTCGTCTCGGACGCCTCTCCGTCCGGATCGACGTGGCCCGCGAGCTGGTACCGCAGCTCCACCGGCAGCGTCACGGCCAGCTCGTCGAGGGTCAAGATGGTGGGCGGCGCGTCGGCGCTCGAAGCCTCGCCGTCGCTCTCGGCGGCCGGTGCGCCGACCATCGCCGGCGGCGAGCTGGTGGAGTTCGCCTTCACGCGGGACGTGGACTCCCGGACGTCCGGCAGCACGAGCGTCACGGCCGTCTGGTGTGACATCGACGGCAACGTGGTCGACACGACCGTGCTCGCCACCTACGCGGCGGACACCGCCTCCGAGGCGCTGGTCTTCTACGCCAAGGCGCCGCGCGCGGCCGAGCGCGTGTACCTGAAGTTCACGGTCACGGCCGGCGCCTCGCTGACGGTCTACTACTCAGGCGTGTACGTCCGCCAGCCCATCCCCGAGCAGCTCGTCGTCGTGGCGGAGGACTCCACCGGCACGCTGGACGGCTCGTACAAGCACGCGGTCAACGTGAGCGTCTGGCAGACGGCGCAGCAGGCGGTGGCGCGATGAGCGAGCGCGAGGAATGCCGGTGTCTACCGGGGCGCATCGGTCAAATGCTTGTGGTCAGAAAACCACTGTCGGCTGATGCGACGCATGGTGGCCAAAGGGTCGACGAGGCGCGGATGCGGTCCGTACTCTCGCCGCAGTTGGCGAAGCAGCGGGTATGCGTCAGCGGTGGCATAGGAGCACTGCGGGTCGACTATGCAGACCCATCTCGCCAACGGCTTCCACGCCATCACGGTGTCACGATTCGGATGGATTATCCTCTCCCAGAGGCGTTGTGCACGCATCCTGTACCGCTCCGAGTCCCTCTTCATACTGAGGCCGAAAGCTGCCCACACTGTCGGGTCGTCCTCGTCATCGTCGGGCGCCCCGTAGACCCGGAAGACATATTCCCGGCTGCTGTAGGCCAAGTACATGTCTGCCCACATGTTCCAAGACCGGCAAGCCGTCGACTCCCACTTGAGCGCCCAGTCCCGCGCGTCCGAGAGTGTGTCGGCTTGCGCAGAAGCCGCTGGGGCGAACATAGCCGCCAAGACTATGACCAGTACGAGCCTGCGCATGTTCCCTCCCTCGTAGGCATCCTGAGTATACCCCTCAGTGGTGACCTTCAATGCTGACCGTCAAGCTCACCAACCGGAAGTACGTGACGGCGCTCTACACCTGCGACGGTGCCAGTCCCTACGGTATCGCGCGGACGCTCGACAACGGCCAGACATGGGAATCCTGCATCCCTCCCACCACGGCGAACGCGTGCCTGCGACTGCGCTTCACGGATCCTAGGACCGGCCTCGCTGCCTGTGGCGCCGGGGGCCTGTGGCGTACCGCAGACG